TTACCAACAATATCTTTTCCTAAACATGAAATGCCACAATATAAAAAGTCATTAAGCGAAACAGGTATTATATCTACGCATAGAATTTTGGATGAATATAATAAATATAAAATAGGTAACTATTATTATAATTTTGAATTAGGAATATTGAAAGTAGTTAGTATAACTACTTTAACCGATATCAAATATTCGCCAATTTTTAAAACTAATTTTTTAAAATGGACATTACAACAGCAATCTGAATTAGTATCGTTCGGAATGTTAGGCATCGAATACATAATTTTGAAAAAAGCTAGCGCGACTGAGATAGAAAATGAAATTAATTTTTATCCAAACATGGCATTAGAACGCGCCATGAAAAATATTATAAATGGACCGATTTGTTGTTTTAAAATAGTATTCAAGAAAAACGTTATGTATTTATTCGGCGATAATCATGATAATACATACCATAATAATGAAGCTACTAATTTTGACAAATTAATACGCGATATTATAAAATCGAATAACAATGAACAATTTAATTTATTCATCGAGAGCAATCGCGCAAACATGACGACATATAAATCTGATATATATTTAACAAAAGTACGGTATGTATTTTACAATTTAATGAAGTTTAACAACGTAACTAATAATTTAACCGATTTTAGGCATTTAATACATGCTTTAACAAATCCCCTGAGCGCCAAATTAAATATTGATTTAGTTAAAAATATTAATAAAGATAAACTAATAGCGTATTTATTAAAGCATGTTACAAAATACGAGCAAATGTTTAAATTGTTAAGTTTTGGATACGGTAAGCGCAGTGCAAATAAAAAATTATCTCAAATTTATAAACATTACGATGAAATTAATAATAAACGGCTATTGAATAGTAATTTATTTAAACTGTATTCGCGTAAGTCAAACAAATTAAATACAATATTCAATAAATTTATTACATATTTGAAAAATATTAATGAATATGAAGATAATATACTTAATAATTTAAAGCAATTCCATCGTGAAAAAAATAAAGTATATCCAGCTATAATATCAATAGTTAGTGATATATGGTGCATGCAACGTATATTATTGGTAAGTAAATCAACAATAATAATGTATATGGGATATTCACATATCATTAATTTTTTACATAATATATTACATATGGGAGGTACACTAATACAAACACATGATAATTGTGCAAAAAACGTCAATGATATAATCATAAATAACGAACTTGAACAAATTCATGATGACGATTTACTATGTTTGGCAAACAGATTTTATATTGATTTTTCTAATTTAGCCTGATCAAATGTAATCGAATGCGATCACATTTAACTTATCGATTTTTATATTGCGTATTAATATAACATTATCACAATGAATTACGAACAAAAATATAAAAAATACAAACAAAAGTATTTTTAATTAAAAAAACAATTCGGAGGGTATGTTGTGTATGTTCCGAATTTTAGCGCGTCGCAGTACGGTGGTGATGACGGTACAAATGTACCTAATGCCGCTTATTGGCGCGATCCAAATTCACCACGATCATTTGTGTTAATGCCATGTATATTGTACGCATTTGATCCAAAATCAGTAACCTTTGTATATCCCAATTTCAACGAAATTGTAAAAAACGCAATGATAGGAGCGTCCGTATTAACTGAAGACGCTCCAACATCAACAATGGAAAATTTTATTGCGCGAATTACACATAATATTGAACAATCAGGGACAAATGTTGACGATATTGTTAGTATGGTTGCTACTAATCGACACGAGAAATGTCATTCGAATTATCATATATTTGGACATGAACAAGTGCGTATACTCGATTTAGAACAAGATTTTTACATAAGCGCTGTGTTTTCAAATATTGTTACCGCATTCCAAAAGAAATTAACCTCACATAACCAACCATTTGCTATTTATAATAAGTATGATCCGAATGATATATTCCATAAAATAGATCGTGGTCTGTAACCAATTAAAGATACATTCGTAAAACTATATGAACGTGTTAGTTGTACATTTATATTGTATGTATATTTTATTACACAATTAATACATGTCGCGAATTGTTTGTTACATTATAATATATTGTATAACTTAACTATTTGCGATACTTAATTACATAACAATCTTATTGACATAATGGACATTATCCCTTACGACAATATTTTATATATATTGAAATACGTAGACATATTGACATTAAAGAATATAAGCCATTCATGTAAATCATTAAATGAAATCATCAACGGTTCTGATATATGGATGTATTGTGGATTGCAATATACTTTTAAAAAAGTAACAAGTCGATATTATTTAAATAATGATATAGTGTACACAAAGAAAAATAGATGTAAAAAAATGTCAATTGATGATATTAAATTTGTTTTACTTGATTTTTGTAAAAAAATATGTAAGGAATGTCGATATAATATTGGATCAAAATATAATGTGCTAGATATTCGATTATGTCCGTCGTGCAAGCGCTCTGATAAATATAAATTGATTTGCAAATCAACCGTGAAAAATAAATATTTATTAACTGATAAACATATTGATAACATACAATGTTTCTATGTAAAAAATCCACATTATTCATGTGCATCATCGATGACATTGTATTATGAAACTGATATTATAAATAGATCAAATGAAATACATGTTAATATAGATGAAAAAAAGAGACTGTATGCAATAAAACAAAAACAAAAACAAAAACAAAAACAATGATATAATGACTTCAAGCATATACCATCTAAAATATCTTAAATATAAGCAAAAATATAACTTATTAAAAGATATGAACGGTGCTGGGAAAGTCGGTTCATTATTATATGCCGATCAGAGTGATCCATCAATAGGATGTATGGTAACGTATCCTAAACAAATAATAGGTAACGGTTCATTTGCCGAAATTATAAAAGGCAACAACTGCGCTGTAAAACAACATGAAAATGAATTATAATCAGAACGCGAATATAATGTATTAGTTCACATGCGCGAATGTATGCAAAATCGTGCGATATTAAGTCGTCATATTGTAAACCTAATTGCATATGATCGTCGTGAAAAATATTGTGCGATTAGTTTGCATTGTATATCATTACACGAATTATTGTCAACATGGTCAATAACAGTTGATATGCGTCACAATATATTATGTTACATACATTCAATCATGCACGATATATCGACATATTGTAATGTTAAACATGGTGACTTAAAAGCTGGCAATATATTGTGCGATATAAATGAGTATGGGTGTTTAATACTTGTAATTTGTGATTGGGGATTCGCTGTGAAATATGATAGAGGAACTGTACAATATAATGATCATTTAGTGACTGACATAAATTCCCAGATTATATCAGATAACGCTCTAAATCCATATATGCGAACAACGCCAACTTTAGTTAGTGCCTGTGCAATGTTGACCAAAGATAATTTTGAATTTATGAATGCGAATCAGTTATTATGTCCATTTGGACATATATGCGATATGTATGGCATTGTATGTAATATAATTAATGTATATCTCAGACGTAACTCAACAAAAAAACGCTCACCCGTCGACGCAATATCTATACTGTATAAAATAATGATGTCCATATACCCGAAAGTAGGCTCAGCATATGAACAATTTACAAAATTTAATAAGCAAGTTGATTTTTTATGCTGGGATATTAATGAAGATAATCGAATTATACACCAAGATAATGCAAATAGTCGCGCATATTACATGAAATATCCAAATAATATATTAAAAACCATGTATGAAAATATGAACGATATATTTACTATTGATCGTGATAAATATACAGCGGATTGTGTCTCAAATGAACATCTTGCGCAATGTATTATACGGTGTGCTGAAAATTTGAAAAATGCATGTACACACAAAATGGTAATGATGTTGGATAATGACATTTATTCACATTTAGCAGGTCATTGTAAATCAAAACAAAAAGGATATTTACCAGTAGATCAAATAATATTTAATGGCGATGATCTTGTTTATACAGAGCAATATTATATGTTGCTCCAATAAATATTTGTCGAATTATAACGCAATATAATGTATAATTACATAACGTATTAAAAAATGCATTTTTCACAAAATAGTTTGAAAAATGCATTTACTTGAGGTAATATTACTGTTCTCACCAGCATACCAAATGTGTGCATGGATGGTGTAAAATAAAAGGTAATAACGAGCACTGATTTGCTATAATAATTGCTCGGATCATATAGCTATAGTACATATTGTGTTAATGGTAACACAATTATTGTAATAATTTAGCGAATTCAATATCGAATATTTCTTTGGACATCTTCGATGTGTAATATAGTGTAGTTGGTTCATTATATGTATGTTGTTTATCATATATGCGTATGAATTGGCGTATAAACTGTTCAATAATATAATCGTATTGAATAGATCTTTCGGTGTGCGATTCGTTTAAATCAACAACTATATTCACATGTTGATCGATATCCTCACATAATATAATACGTTGCCATGCAAGGAATACAAATTCATGTTGATTTTGGTTGCATTCAGTTATAGTTTCACAATGACCGAGGTGATCTTTGTCATCAAAAACTTTTTTCATGTTACTAATCATTTGTATAACATCATCTCTTGTGTATGTATGTGCTGGTAGTATTGGTTGTGCTGGTTTCGGTGTTGGTTGTGCTGGTTTCGGTGTTGGTTGTGCTGGTTTCGGTGTTGGTTGTGCTGGTTTCGGTGTTGGTTGTGCTGGTTTCGGTGTTGGTTTTGATGGTGGTTGTGTAGCACCCAATTGCGCGCCCAATGCGTCCCACAATAACTGTTTAAATGATGGATCCAAAAGTTGTAGAGCCTGTTGCATAATTGTTTTTTGCAATTGTGACTTCCACCGTGTGTCAATATTTTCATGTAAAGGCATGCCAACTTCATTATATATATTGTCGCCAAATACATATGCAAACCAACGCCGTGCTGGCATAGTAAATAAGTAACATTCTGACATAGGTGTTGGGTATGGAAATGCATAAATGGGAGGTTCCATTGATTTATATTGTGATGTATATATAATATTAGACATATCGTCGATATGTTCAATATGTTCAATTACTTTCGGATATTCTAGTACAAGCCAATTTTCATCCCAATCACCATATCCAATAAAAATACGCGGATCACCTCCACCATGCTGATGCTTTTTATGCATACAATATTTGCGTTTATATTTTTTATATTTGTGCATATACATGTTTTTATTATTATATAATTAGTTAGCATATTTATAATAATTGATAAATGACATATTAATGTCGCATTATAATAGTATACGACTAATTAACACACAATTTATTTTGATATGTAACTATATAATGGATCGTTCGCAAATATACAAATTAAAGTATCAAAAATATAAAAACAAATACGGTAATTTAAAACAACATGGTGGTACTCGACAAAAAGTTGGTCAAAATATTGTATATACATCACAAGATGGCGCCGTCACATGTACTGTACCATCATCACCAACGCATGAAAAGTTGACCGGATCATATGGAGATGTATTAGTTGGTGATGATGGTGTTGGTGACCCGGTTGTTGTAAAACAATTTAAAAAATCCCGGTTCGTACCTGAGAGAGTCGTTATAGATAATTGTAAAAAAGAGTATAGAATATTACAAATGGTTGTAAATGTACCAGGTGTAATTAATGTATTGGGTGAGCATTGTGATGATAGACATAGTATTATCATGCTACAATATGGTGGTTATGTATTTAGTAATTACAAAAAATTACCAATTGAAAAGCGTATATCTATTAAACCATATATTAAAACATTAGTTCCAGAAATAGCATGTGCCGTATATCATCTCAATTATAATCTTAACATCAAACACTTTGATATGCGATTAGATAATATTTTATTAACCGTGTTGAAAAATGAATCTGAATATCACGAATCGTTTATGATTGTTGATTTTGGAGTATCCGCATTATATAGGGCTGGGCGAATTATTTTCGATACGGATCCCGATTCTGATAAATTACCTGATGACATTACACGAACAGAGTCTGATAAACCATATGTTGGCGAACATATGAATACAGCGACAAATTGCCATCCGGATTGTCTTTCTTGTTGGGATTTTTTTACAAAAGATGCGATATTACCTGACCACATACGAACAGCTCCGCAATTACCACGACATATATTTGCGAGTGCTGAGATATATGCAATTATTGTACAATTTATCCACATGTTATTAGATATTGACGTTAACGAAATTAAAGATGATTCAATTAGGTTATACAACACGAGCGGTACTAGTTACGATGCGATACGTGATTTAATGCGGAATATAACATCAAGGCGATTATATGTAAATAATGAAGGGATGATAGATATTAAAATGGAAGGTAAAAAACAACTTACATTTTATGAGGACATATATTGTGTAGATGGCAATGAGCATGTTGAATTAAAATTTGTCCATAACATACATCGATTGGCTGAACAAATGGCTGGTTGCAAAATAGAACATTTACCAATAACAGTAGCACATAATCTCGAACAATCATTGACTCGAATACATCAAGAAATGGAAGTATTTAATAGACCATATTATCCATATGTAAAAATTCCAGAACATATCGCACATAGTTTAGACATTAAAATATTAGATGGTCGCGAAATTCCACGCGACCAAATAATAACAAAGATGTATACAAAGATGACACAAATACCACCCCTTACGCGCACTGAGTTAGACTTATTAGCAGTAACATTATAAATAGCATGTACTTGTTATTTATTTACAGAGTGTTGTTTATAAATGGTTAATTGCATACATAAGTGTATCTTATCGATCCATATAAATGCAAATAGATACGGATTTTTTTGTGTCGTATCATTATAATACTATATTATTTACAAAACAGTTCCATAAACACATCCATATAAATATGACTTTAGTAGATAACGATGTATTAATTAGCAATATAATTCATTATTTTAACGAACATGGTGAAATGTATCATTATTTAGAAATGTTGATGGGTGAAGTATATGATTCAATAGCATATGATGTATTTAATAGATGCGATTCATCAACTCGATGCGTATATACTCAGCAAGTGGCTATATTAATGTTTTTGGGAATGAGTTTTTTTAATATAAATCTTTTCGTCAATGAAGATCATCATGAATCGTTTTTAAGTGATATTCGAAAGAATGATTATAATGTATATTCTATTATGGTAGGTACGTCGCTAAATAGGCACGTAATTATGATATATGTATATGGTACGAAAGTTGATATAATACAATCTTTTATCGGGCAATATGATTTATCGACAAATTCAAATATTGTTTATGATCGTACAGAATTTATTAAAGCAATTGAATCATTAACAAAACCAACATCAATAGACGATATATATTATGCATACAAGTATTTATTTCGTTGCGATTATATTTACGAGGGTGTTCCGAAAATAACATCATTTAATTATAAAAAATATAATATCGGTAGCAAATTTATGAATCATCATATTAAAAATATATTAGCACAAATTCCTTCGTCAATAAATACTGGTATTTATATTGAAAGAAGGATATTCGATTATAATATTAAAATAATATACTGGATTTGGATACGCATATTGGATTCGAGTTCTAAATTAAAAATGACAGTACGAGTACCAGAATACTCATTAAATGCACTTTTATGTAATACCATAACAGAAATATATGAATTGGTGGTTGATATATCGTATGTTAGTCGTGCGTATATTACCGAGTTACGTTCGCATATTCATTATGTTCAAGCATATTCCATCGAAAATGAAAAACACAGAGTAAACGATCAATATATCATGTATCAATCACTGCGTGAGCTAATAGATTATATGTTACTATACTGTACGCTATATAAACCGTTTTTTAAATACAGTAAATATTTAGCTAAAATATTCGAAAAAATAACACGCACATCGACATACAAACATAAATTATTTGATATTGATGAATTTACTAAATCGACAGGAACATTATATGATATGGTAAAAACAAGTGGGGATTTACGCGCATTAATCACACCATTTACTGAATTCAATAATAGTATTGTGGTTAATATAAATAATATTATTGATGGTTTGAAACAAGATTTCGAGACCAGTCAATTATTTAGTGACTTCAAGCTAACCAATGAAATTCCGCAAAAGTCGCCTCCGGTAGATACTACGGATGACGTTCCGCATACATCAACTCCACCAACAGTACCTCAACAAGCGACGGTTCAAGATGCGTTACTGCAAACTGGTTTACCAAAAACGGGTACACGTCATGACAGTGTCCGTGTAAAATATATTAAATATAAGACCAAATATAGGGCATTGCAACAAAACATTAATATAAATGCATTACATAGTAATTATTAATAATATTTAGTTACCGATATTTCATTGATTAAAATAAAATTGAAATTTTGAACATAATACATTATTTATACTTAAATGTAATTCATTTTAACGAATTCAAAGGGAACCGCATTTACAACTAAGCCGTTCGTATGGCAACACAAGAAGCAGGAAGTAAGGCAACGCCGGAAGCGGGAAGTAATGCAACATCATTAGCCGACCTAAAACAATCCTACTATGAGGAATTAGCAAAGACCGATTGGATGGCGAAATCAGTATCCGACCGTATAGGAGCGCTTGTGCGCGAATACAATGCAGACGAACAAACACGTGCACATATTACTAAGTCGTTAAATTTACTTACGATTACTACGCTCGGTGACAAAGTACGCGTATATCGATTTGGCATGCCTGTATTGGAAATTGATGTATGGTCACGTAAAGACGTAATCGTGAAACTGGCGATCGACTTTATACGGACACAAAAGCGCGTCGATGTGCACGCGCTATACCAACTTGTTATAACGATGGTGTTGAGCAACTGGGACTGGATACGCAACAATATATTCAATATGCTCAACATTTACATCTTTGAGCGTAGATTGAATGACGATCAGGAGAAAATATTTAAATGCATATTTACGAGCGTTTTAGCAAATATTGTCATGAAAGCATTTTTTCTCGGACACGATCGACAATATGCGAACGATGGTTTGTATACATTGGCAATCACGCCCGGCGATTGTGTAGATCAATTCACTTATATTGCGTTTCGTATTATTCAGAAACTGGGTCCGATACCCCTAGATAGGAACCTGCCCGTTATTAGTCTGCCTGCAGAGGTCAATCTAGACGATTATTGATGATGACATATTTTGAATAATATTCAAAATATGTTGACAGTGTCCGTACAAAATATATTAAATATAAGACTAAATATATGGCATTGCAAAAAAACAATTCATTATCAATATAAAATAAAACATTAATATAAATGCATATCGTCGAAGATGTTAATAATATTTAGTTACCGATATTTCATTGGTTAAAATAAAATTGAAATTTGAAAACAATACATTATTGATACTTAAATGTAATTCATTTTAACGAATTCAAAGGGAACCGCATTTACAAACAAGCCGACCGTATGGCCGCACCAGAAGCAGATTGTACGGCAGTACCATCAGCCGACCCAACCGAAGTCGATATTATGGAGAAAAAAGAAGACTATTGTGAGTCATTTGTAACAAAGCTTATGAGCAAATACAACATAGACATCAACACCGCTACTTGTATCGCGTATGCGTTAACTTTATTCAATATTGAGAATGACATATACTCATTAGTAAACATACGCCACATACGCACTATGTACAATACCGTATGTACGATTGATTTAAGGCATATTAAAGAAGACATCACGCACAGGGTGATTGAATTAATTCAACATAACAAATCCGTCGATGTGTATGAGATGTACCGACACGATGCATTTGTTGCGGTGAACAATTGGGCGTGGATACGCGACAATACATTCAAAACTAACAAATGTATTGTTGAGTTCGGGCTGAATGAAGATCAGTATGAACTCTTCAAATACATATTGGCGAGTGTTATTGCAGATATTGTTGCAAAAGTGTTTTTTCTGACACATGGTTGTTCATTTGAGCATGATGTGTTGTATCAATTGGCGCTCATATAAAGCACGTGTAAAACGCACGCCAATTATTCGTCAAATGCCTGAACCGAGCAAGCCCATCGACTCGTCTTGTTGACGAACATATTTCGAATGTTATTCAAAATATGTTCGCCAACATTTATACAGCTCTTTTCGCGAGTCTACACTGATGACATTTACCATACATGTATGTGTCGGTACCATCACAGTACCTCGTAGCTGAATTAGTTAATTGTTTACATGTAAGACACTGATACGTGATTACATTTAGTGTATCGTAGTCGTCTAATTTAATAGTGTATGGGCATGTATCAAAGGAATCATCGTCCACTTTTACATTACCAGCCGATCTGTGAACTGTGATAGATTTGTCGAAATTGACTAGATTTATACATTTTTCGCAAAACAGCCAAATGTAATAACGTGTATCACCGCGAACAGCAACTTCCCATCCTTTTTGATCACACAATGCACACCGCCCACGTGGATTTTGAATATTTGGACAAAACGGCTTTATTTCGATTCGAGGTGTGCCAGCAATTTTGTGAACAACCGACGCTATTACCGATGGCGTAATTGTCGATATTTTTTTGTTCTTATTTTGTCCAAACATTCGTTCAAATATTCGTCCAAACATCGACTTAGTTGAATTCGTTAAAATGAATTGAATTATAGTATACAAATAACATTTGTTATCATTTTTCAATTTTTTATAAATATATATGGTCGGTTTCAGTAAATGATCCGTTTATATGTTGTTTATGATAATATACAAACTGTTTGTTATTATCGATCAATTTTTAGCGCAATTATGCGTGTTGCATAATGATATTGTTAATATTTTATATGTACTTTATTTTACAATTACGACGTAATGCATGGAGTTTGTATCTTTTAGGAAGTGTTAAATGTGTTATTGTGTTATTGTTATTTAATGCGTCAATTGATCGATTGAAATAATGACCAAATTTCAAATGAGTTATTGTATTGTTATTTAATAGGGCATCAATAGGTTGATAAAAATAGTCCCCAAATGTCAAATGTGTTATTGTATTGTTATTTAATAGTGTATCAATAGGTTGGTCAAAACTCCATCCAAATGTTAAATATGTTATTGTATTGTTATTTAATAGGGCATCAATGGGTTGATTAAAATAGTCTCCAAACGTCAAACGTGTTATTGTATTGTTATTTAATAGGGCATCAATGGGTTGATTAAAATAGTCTCCAAACGTCAAACGTGTTATTGTATTGTTATTTAATAGGGCATCGATGGGTTGATTAAAATAGTCTCCAAACGTCAAATGTGTTATTGTATTGTTATTTAATAGGGCATCGATGGGTTGATTAAAATAGTCTCCAAACGTCAAATGTGTTATTGTATTGTTATTTAATAGGGCATCAATGGGTTGATTAAAATAGTCTCCAAACGTCAAATGTGTTATTGTATGATTGTTTGCTAATGCGTTAATTGGCTGGTTAAATTGCCAGTCAAATTCTAAATGTGTTATTGTGTGATTGTTTATAATATCATGTATTAAACAGGTGCTTGACACAACCCGTAAATAAATTAAATTAAACGGTATTTTAATACATTTAGTGTTGTTACACAATTTCAAATATAGCGTATCTGTTAAATTTATATCTTTTAATTTAGATACGGATTGCCCTATTTGTGTGTTGTAATAATATAACGTATAATTGTTGTTTATAAACAATTTAATAGTGTTATCGACGTCATTAAAACTACATTCATAAAACTCTATATATGACTTTCGTACATTTGTAAATGTGTTATATGCCACGTACGTGTATATCGTATTAATGATATTGTTATTGAACATTGTACGTGCATATATAATAACCATGTATGTGTATATATTGTTATTATTGATCAATTTTTAGCACAAATTATGTATGTTGCATAATGAGATTTGTTGATATTTTATATGTACGTTATTTCACAATTGTGACTTAATGCATGTCATTGTATTGTTATTTATTAATGCGTCAATTGGGTTATTGTATTGTTGTTATGTATATTGTCAATATCGCAATTAAAACAGTTGCTAATTATATTTTTATTTTCATATTTTTAACACCAGTTGATGAATTATAATACTTAACGTATACTTTTTCAACATTTGTGTATTGTCCAATTCCTTTTGCAAATGCTTTGTTTGATGGCAATTTGCAATTAGGATCGTTATTTGAAAACCATATTTTAAAATCGTCATATAACATGTATATATGCATGTGTGTTTTGGAGTATTCAGTACGTTCATCTAAATACAGTTTATATATGTATGTTTGTTTATTTAGTTCGGTGTACATATGTTTTTTAATTTGGTTCACATCTTGCTTTTTAAATTGCATTATTTGTAACTCGATCTCTTTTATACGGAGCTGTAACTCCATATGTTTGGTTGTTTCTTGTTGCTGTTTGGTTGTTTCTTGTTGCTGTTTGGTTGTTTCTTGTTGCTGTTTGGTTGTTTCTTGTTGCTGTTTTAGTTTTATTTGCTCAACTTCCAAATGACTACTACACACAAAGTTAGGGAACTTATAAAACTCATTTAATAGCTCAG